ACCGTCCCGACCATGCTCCTCTACGCGGCCAACTATTATTACGACAAATACCTGCCTGAAGATCAGCGGTATGATGCGATTCCCCGCTGGATAAGGGACACGCACTACATCACCCCTCCGATTGCGGGAGCGCGAATCCAGTTTCCCTACCCTCCGGTTGTCGGGACGCCCTTCGGCGGACTGGTCAACCGCTTCCTCGACTCCTGGAAGAAGGACGATCCTCACGCCTTTGACGATTGGGCGTCTGGGCTATTTGGAGAATATAAGCCGCAGGAGATGATGCCCACGGCAATCAAGACGCCGCTGGAGTCGATTGCCAACTACAACTTCATGACCGGCCACCCGATCGTGCCTTCCTCAGTCGAGGCGGCGGACGGCTACATGCAATACACCAACGCCACGACCGAACCAGCCAAGGCCATTTCGCGATGGCTCGGACCTCCGGGTGTCAACGTCGCCAACTTCTCGCCCATTCAACTGGAGCATTGGGTGGATGGCTGGACCGGCCCCGTGGGTATGGGAATCCTCAAAGCCGTCAATGGGCGGATGACGGACTACAAGCCGCCGCACCAGATGGCGGACACCCCGATTGTCGGAACATTCTTCGTCCGCAATCCCGATATGCACGCCCAGCAGATCGAGGATTTCTACACCGACCTCAAAGCGATGGAGGCGGCGCACACTGACTTCGCGCTGGCCTTGAAGCACGGTGACCAAGGAGAGATCGCAACAGCTACCAAGGGGCCGTTCTACGGGCTGAGGATCGTCGGCAAGATCGCGGCTGCTCTAAAGATTCAATCGGCGGCTATCTCAGCCGTTAATACCGACACGACCATGCGGCCTGAGGAGAAGTCACAGGCGGTCGATCAAATCCTGAATAGCATGATCCAGCTCTCGGTCATGGGATCAGGGATCGTCGCCCAGATACAGGGGAAAAAGCCGAGCGAGGCGTTCCAGAAGCTTGACGAGAACCAGCAGATCCAGACCGCAACGGCGGTGGCGCAATGAAACCGCCCAAAGTCGTCATCCCCGGACTGAACAGGGGCATAGGCGTTCCCGCTGGCTATGTTCTCGGGCGTCTTCCCGGCACCGGGCAGGGACCAGCCCAGCTTCTCAGCCTCACCCATTTGAAGCAGATGGGCCTTGCCGCGACCGCCAGCATCTCGACCACCTATGTTCCGAACACTCGCCAGATCAATACAACCTCTCCAATCCTGGGAGGCGGCCCACTCTCGGCGGACCTCACGCTTTCCCATGCGGCCAGTGGAGTCACGGCGGGATCGTATACCAACGCGAATATCACCGTGGACGCTGACGGGCACGTTACTGCCGCAGCGAGCGGGACTGGCGGCGGCGGCAGCGGAACGGTCACTAGCGTCAGCGTCGTCACGGCAAACGGTGTCAGCGGTACAGTCGCAACTTCGACCACGACCCCGGCGATCACGCTCACCCTCGGAGCAATAACCCCGTCCAGTGTGGCGGCGACGGGAACGGTTACTGGATCGAACCTCTCAGGAACGAATACCGGCGACCAGTCGGCGGCCAACCCCACGGCAACGGCTTCCGATACGGCGGTAAACGGAACGGCCACAACGTTCATGCGGTCGGATGCTGCCCCCGCGATCCAGAAAGCGTCATCGTCACAGTTCGGATTGGTCAAGGTAGACGGAACGACTATTACAGCAACCGGTGGTGTCATCTCTTCTAGTGGTGGAAGCGGTGCAGTAGCCCTGATTAAGGAAGTGGTTACTTCAGGCTCACAATCGACAATCACCTTCTCCTCGATACCAGGGACATATCGTGATTTGATTGTCGTAATCAGAGGACATGCTAGCGCTGCGGTGAACGTTCTGGCGCGGTTCAATAGCGATACAGGCGCGAACTATCAGTGGGAGTTTGGCCGGGTAAATAACACGACATTCACGGGACTAGGCCAAGTCGCGCAGACCACGATCGGACTGGCGACCCTCCCGACGGCCAGCACACATGCGGGTGGGGGCAGGGCGATAATATATAACTACCGCGACACCAATTTCTTCAAATACTATACATCTGAAAGCGGTCGATCAGACGGGACGACTGCCACCACTCAGAATAGGGATTTCTACTCAGGAGAATGGCTGAGCACTGCGGCAATTACGCAGATCGATATTCTCCTTTCGTCTGGTAATTTTTCTGACAACTCAGTGGTTAGCCTCTATGGACACATGTAGCCGAGCTAGTGTCTAACGCGCCAAGCTCGAATCAGGAACAGCAGCAATATCCAGAACGGCGCACTGAGCAAAAACCCCCACAGTATGCCCTTGATCGGCTTGGCTTCCTCACGGATCAGCCTTTCAAGAGAGAACGTGTTTTCAAGATATTTGAGAAGGTCTCTCGCGCTCACGATACTCCTAACCCGAGCGCCACCACACTAACCCCCAGAAACTCGGCAGGCAATCAGTTCACGCGGCGATATTCAATCGGCACACGATCTTCCGCCTGTTCGGTCTCCGGTCTGGCGTCTTCCTTGATCCAGCCCCGGACTTGAGCGAACAGCGCGTGCGCCTGAACGTCGGACAGCTTCAGGTGATCGACCAGCCTTCTCAGGTTATCCAGCAGTTCGTCGATGTGGCAGACGGCGTAAGCGAACTGCCGCCGGTTCTGTTCATCGACATAGTTGGAGAGGACGATCCCCTTGTCGTCGATGATTGCAGAGGGGCCAAGCCACGGGGGATTGTTGGTCGGCATTGCCATGACGGCTCTTAAGATTAGCCCGAGCTTGTCAGACTCCGTTTGAAGGAGGCACCGCGCCCACCATTGCTGGCGGATCATATCGGCGACCTCACGCGGAGGCTCGGATTGGCAGCTACGCTGGATTTGAGCGCCGACTTCATGCGTCCTCCGGCGGGGCAACATTCACGTATCCGCAGGTGACGCATACCCTCCACCCGCGCTCGTCCACGGGACCGAAGCAGTGGACGTTCTTCATGCAGAACTCCATGCTGTGAACGGGGGGTGGAGCTTCAACCTTGGGAGGGGGTGGAGTATCGTCCGACATGAGGCCGTTCACCTCTTCGGCTTCCCGGTTCAGGTCATCGGCAATCTCGGCGAATATCCCGGCGGCTCGCCTGAAATGCCCGCTCCCCATTGCATCGCAGGCGGTGACAAGTCTCCCGCCGAGTTTCAGGTCTGCGGCAGTAATGGAACTCACCTAATGGTCCCCCTCGATAAGCATCTCCAAATACACAATACGCCAGAAATAACTATTGGTAAACAAAGCATGGCTTGATATAAAGGATCAGGAGGACGCGGCGGGGGAAGTTGCGTCGTGGACGGTCATAATAATAGTGTCATCGTCCATTTGGCCGACGCTGGAGCATTGACCGGAGCGGTCGCTGCATTCTTCCACTTACTGCCAAACCTTACAGCGTTACTTGCCGCGATCTGGATTATCCTCAGAATCGGTGTTGCTTGGCAGGAATGGCTGCTCAACCGAAGGAAGCTGAACGCCTCTCGATTACTAAGAGCCGCCGACGAAACACATGATGGCGTGAAGCCGTCGTGAACCGCTCACTCCGCCGCTTTTACAATGAGGTCCTTCAGGAGCAGGTCCCTGATGAGTTCATAAGGATACTCTCCGGCCTTTCCGACGAAGGAGCTGGGAGCGGGGGGCTGACCAGCGGGCGTCTTACTCAGCCGGAGAGTGATATTCGGCACGCTGACCGCGCTTCTCGCGAAATCCACGCGGCCCATGACGCTCAATCTCATAACTTGAACGCCACGCTTTCAACGCGCTCGGCGTCGGACGGTTCCGATGCTTGAAGTGATAAAATCACGCCTTATCAACGACTGGCGGCAATCGTGGAAGTTCGGCAGCGTCTGGCTTCACTGGATCGGCACGGCAGCATTTGCCTACGTTATCGACAATCCCAATGCCCTGAACAACCTCGTTTACGGCATTCCCGGCGAGTGGCGAAAGCCGTTCCTGTTCACTCTTGCCGGGGCGTGGTTCGCATTCGGATGGGCTGTCCGCATCTACAAGGGCAAGTCCAATGGCTAGTCGGGGCCAGAAGATCGCTGCGGCCTGTGCCTTGGCTTGCGGACTGACTGCCGGTTTCGAGGGATTGCGGACGCGGCCCTACGTCGATCCCGGCAACCACCGGACGCTCACCGTATGCTTCGGAGATACGGAAGTCGAGATGCGGTCCTACACTCCGGAAGAGTGTCAGATGCTTCTGGAGACCCGCCAGCAGCGCGACTACGCGCCCGGTGTCCTCAAGTGCGTTCCCAACTTAGCCGACAAGAGAGAGGCGTTCGCGGCCTCGATCGACGCGTCCTATAACGGAGGCGTCTCAGCTTTCTGCCGTTCCCCTATGGCCCAGAGGTTCAACCGCCGCGATTGGGTTGGCGGCTGCAATGCCTTCCGCACCTGGCACACCATGCCGGGAACGAACGTCCACAACGGGCTGGTCCGCAGACGCAACGCCGAGGCGGTTCTGTGCCTCAAATCAACCAACGGGAACCGGGAGGGATGATGTGTCTTTCCGCCGCGCGCTGCGTAGATGGCTCGCAAACGACAGGCCGGACTTTATCCCGACTGATTGCGTGGTCGCGATCTGGGGCGGCCCTGTCGGGTGGATCTATGACATCACCGGGGATTGTGCTCGGGTGTGGTGGCATACTGCCGGACACGGACGCTACGAGGTCATCCAGCTTAACCTCCTGCGCAGAGGGTCTGCTGACCCTGCCTCGGGCCTGGATGTGAGGCGGAGATGAGAGCGCTTGCCCTTGTCCCGCTGATGGCGATGACCGCTCACCCGGTATCAACGGAAAGCGGCATTCAACCCGTTGGCGATGTCATCGTTAAGGTCGATTGCACGGCAGGATCGGGAACGGCTTTTCGCGTCGGGCCGACCGAACTGATCAGTGTCGCTCACGTCGCGACGATGGCGGGCTGCACTATAAATGGTGCACCCTTCACGATCACCTACCGGCATGGCGACTTTACCGCGCTCAAGGTCGAAAAGCCATCGGACGCTTGGCTGAAGATCGACTGTTCCGGCTTCCTGCCTCGCCACCATTACATCGCTTACGGATTCGCCAGAGGCTTGGACAGCGAGACCTCCGTAGACCTCACGGCGCTCGGATTGTCTCAGGACGGCGAGGCAATGCTGATCGGGGTTTTTGAGGCGCAACCGGGCCAGTCAGGCGGTCCCGTGGTGGATGCGGGATCGGGTGAAGTCGTCGGCACTGTCAACGCCGCGAATTGGGAGGCCGGAGTGAGCTTCTCGACGCCCCTACAGGACACTAAGTTATGCCCGCGCTCCTAATCGCCAAAGCCATGCTGGGCCATGCGTGGGGTTGGCTATCTCACGCGAGCCTGTGGCAGATCGTATCGATATGCATGTGTGTATTTATTTGTGTTCAACACTTCCAGCTTGTCTCCGCTCGGCACTCGGCAGCGAAATGGGAAGGCTTGGCTGTCAACTATAGGAGACAGTTGGACGCGGAAACCGAAAAGAACAAGGCGGCTGAAAAGCAAACCGCGCAAATCTCCAAACAACTCAGGGATAGGACCGATGAAGAAAACCGCCGCATTGCTGGCGATGCTGACACTTTGCGCCTGCGGGGACCGGGTAAGGCTGTCTGCCCCGCCCTTCCCAGCAGCCCCGGTGGACACGAGCAAGCCGCTCCCTCCGCCGATGCTCCCTTGGCTCAATTGCCTGACACAAGAGGGCCCCAACTCATCGCACTGCCATTCGATGACACCATCAGATTCGGCAAAAGCTACGACGAACTCCTGAACGAAAACAAGGCATGGCGAGACTGGCACGATCAGGTGTTGAAGGTCTGGCCGAAGACTACGGAAGCGCCGGCCAAATAAGGCTGGTCGCGGGGGACTATGCGTGGCAAATCCCGGTCTATCAGATACCGATTGCGACGAAGCGCTTAGGCTAGTCGAGCTTCACGGCTCTATCACCGCTGCTGCCGACGCTGCCGGTATTTCCAGAACGACTATGCAAAGCCGGGTCACTACGGCGCGGGCTCGCAGCGTCACGAAAGCCCGTGAAGGCCATGCTCCGGGCCACTTCAACAACGGCGTTGCTCCCGGCTACCTCATGGGCAAAGTCACCGTCCAGCGCAACGCAGAGGGCGGGGTTGAGCGCACATGGGAGCGGCAGTCTCCACACCAGGAGCAATCGGCAGAGGCATTCAAAGCCGCTCTGGCTGATCTTGTCTCCGATATTCGCGGCCTCGCCCCGGCGGTAAAGCCACCCTCTGTTTGCGATGACGATCTGCTGGCCGTCATTCCAATGGGGGATCCACACTTCGGACTTCTCGCATGGGCCAGAGAGTGCGGCGACAATTTCGACCTCTCCATTGCCGAAAGCGTCACGGTCGAAGCCGTGGACCGTCTGGCAAGCCTTGTTCCCGCAGCCGGGACCGCGCTGCTCCTGAACCTCGGAGACTTTTTCCACGCGGATAATTCAACGAACAGAACGCCCAGAAGTGGCGTGTCGCTGGACGTTGACGGGCGCTTTCAAAAGATTGCCTCGGTTGGTTTCCGCGCCATGATCCGCTGCGTCGATCGGATGCGAGAGAAGCACCGCAAGGTCATCGTCCGGTGCAATCGCGGCAATCACGATCCGCATCAGGCGTTCATGCTGGCGATGGCCCTCAATGCCTATTACCATGACGTTGAAAGTGTCGAAATCGACCTTTCCCCGGCAAGCTTCTATTACTATCGCTTCGGCAAGGTTCTGATCGGATCAACGCACGGCGACGGGGCCAAACTGGGCGAGCTGCCGCTGATTATGGCGACCGACGTTCCGCAGGATTGGGCTGCGTCCGAGTATCGCCATTGGCATTGCGGACACTTCCACCACGACCAGAAGTTCGCGCTCAAGGAAAGTCCCGGCTGCACGGTCGAGACACATAGGACGCTAGCGGCAAAGGATAGCTGGCATACCCACGAAGGCTACCGGTCTGGCCGCGACATGAAGGCGATCATCTATCATCGGGAGTATGGAGAAATCACCCGTCTGCGGTGCGGAATCCAAGCGCTCAAGGCGGCGGCATGACCCCCCGCACCCGCATCATCGGTGATCGCCATCGCATTATATTAGCTGAACACCCGGATAGCGCCTACATCGCATCGTCGGTTGATGGAGCAAGTGTGGGAGGGTTTTACAGCCTTGCCGAGATTGACGACATAATCACGGAATTATGGGCTATTCGGAGACGGATTAGGAAGCGGTAGGCTCCTCGTTCCACTGGCGGCGATAATAGTCCTCCCACGCCGCTATGAGCGCAGGAAAGCCTTCTCGGTCTATCGGCCAGCACCCGCGCGGACTAGTGCCATATTCTCCCCATCCTGCCGAGCAGAAAATGCTCTGGAATAGCTCGACACGGGACGGCGACATTCCGGCGCGCTTGGCGATGTCGTCGCAGTATTCGGCCTTCGCCATGCCGCGTAGAACCTCAAGTGCCTGAGCGTCGATCTCGCTATTATACGAGCGGCAACGCAGGCCCAAGCTCTCCCACGGGTCCCAATAGTCGCCGATCTCATCTTCGGCGTTTGGCTTGATGATCTCACTGACAGGCTTGTCGCGCATTCTACCCCCGATTGAAGCCGATAGGCCGCGACACCGTAGATTGGCGCGGTGCGAAGCACGAAAGCGGGTTAAAGGTTCCGATTCTGTCCATCAGGAAGCGCTCCTGTTGAGGGCGGGAGATAGCATTTCAATCACATAGCGCCGTGTGTAGCTTCTGTACCCTTGTGCTTCATCGCGCTCACACTCTTCAACAACCCGCTTCGCGCGTTCTTCCAGCAGGTCCAGCTTATCTACCCTTGATAGTAACGCTCGAATGTCTCCGATCCTGACGTGAACAATCTGATCGGGCGTGAAGCTCGGCCAGTCCCTATCGCGCAATCGCTCGCAGGCTTCAGCTACGTGATCGTGCTCGATCAGCTCGCGTTCGGGTGTGTCGGTCATTGGGTTTGCCCTAATTGTTCGCGCGCTTCAGCGTGGGCTGCGCGAACTCGCTCGTTGTGCTTTTTACCGGTCCCCATTGAGCGGGCGTCAAGGATTTGAAGCGCCTCCGGGCCATGTTCAACCCACGGCTCGCCAAAATCATCGACGGTAAGAACGTGGATGTAGGCAGTCGGGCGCAACTTCATAAAGTCGCGAAGTATCGGGGCCATCCCCGTTCTCAGCCACGGTCCTTTGCGCTCCGGAACTCGCCCCGGCTCTTGAAGCACAAGCCAGAAGCGATTTCTGTTGCGTTCGATAAATTCGGGCTCGCTCATTCCCCCTTCTCCTTTGCTAGTGCCCTGAGTGCGGCGGCGGTGAGAGCAAGGGCTGGCGTTGCGGCAAACCCGTGCGTAGCTTCAGGTGCATCGCGATAGCCTTGTTGGCCATTCTGCCAATCCGGATCGAAGCCACTTTCAAACGGCCAACACCACGCCTCCTCTATTTGCTTACCATCAAACATTCCGGGTTGCTCAAGACCAAATCGCCACCCTTCCGGCACCAGTGACATCGCCGCGTCGAGTGAGGCGGTGTAGTTAAAGTCGCTCCGCCTGAAGTGTCCGTCACAGAGCAAAAACAGCGCTGGATTACGGGGGTGAGGATTCGCGCTGGGATGTCGAACTTGGGTGATCGCCCAATCAAGATCGCGATCCGGCCCTGTCGCAGCCTCGCAGCGGGACGCCAGTTCCAGCAGTGCGGATTTATTCATGGCTGGCCTCAGAGGGCTTTGCTAATGTGGCGGTCGATCCGCGACTTGATTTCGGCTATGCACTCCCGAACGCCGTCTAGATCCTCGACGAGTGTGGTCAGCGACAGCGCAGCCTTCACTTCGCGGAATGCGCCGACAAGCCGCTCATTCTCAGCACGAAGCTCAGCGCTCAGCGAAATCGCGTCCTGCCACGCTTTCTCCAGACCGTGTGTGTCAACGTATTGCCCGCCGTCACGGTGAATGATTGCCAACAGATCAAGCAGCATCCGCCTCTCAGCACGAAGCTCGTCTAGTTGGATTGCTTCGATAGCGGCTTGAGCGGCCTGACGAGATCGCGCTGCCTCCAAGCTCGCGCCGCCGAGCCACTCGTCAACAAAGATGCTTTCGTAAATGGCACGTGCAACACGTTCGATCCGCTCTCGACACGCCAGCAGCTCACTGTTTGACATTATGAGTCTCCATGTGGGGTTTGAGATTGGGGCGCGGTCCACGGCACGAGCGGCGTTTCGTATGCCAGCATAAGAGGGTGGCGAGGATGGCCGTCAGCGGCGGTTCCAAAGCACCACAGGGGTTTGCCGTTCGCCAGCTCGACTATGCGCCTGAAGCGGTCGCGGAGAGCCTTGGGTTGCTTAGCCAGCGGCCCCCATGCCACTACGACGCATTGAGCTTCGCCGATGATCCGTTTAAGGTGATCGTCGTTATCAGGCCCGACAGGATCGGCGGCTGATTTAAGTTCCCGAACGTCGGTGGCGCGATAGGCAAATAGATTGCCGACCGTCACTCTGAAGCATCCGTGCCGCCGTGAAAAGCCAACCACCTTGCGGATCGTCGCGTCGTCAGTCTCACCGTCAGCCGTGGACGGATTGACCATGATCCACGCCATGCGCGGCCCGAATGAGCGCCCAGCAGGCGCGGCCTCGCGGTCGAGGCGGTATCTATAACGCTCGCACGGGGAAATTACGGCTGAGCCTTCAGCGAACAGACCTTCCGCCATTTCACCTACCTCCCTTGTTGGGGACGGGTGGGGAGACACCCTGCTGAGCAAGCACGATGCCGAGAATTTCTCGCAGCCGAACGGCGCGGTCCATTGTGACGATGGCGCGATCAATCGCCACGGTGTCCAAACCCCAGTCCACTATGGATTTGTGTGCAGATGACAACTCCGCCGCTGCTAGCCGTTCGCACTCACTCGCAAGCGCTTCGATTTGATCCGCATCTAGTTCGTCATCCATCTACATCTTCTCCTGTGGGGTTACTGGGTGTGGGCGCATCCTTCGGACCGGGCTTGCCAGTCCTTAGGGACCGGAGCCCTTCGGTCTCCGCGCTGTCGCGTGGCATCCCTTGCGCGGCGTCCCCCCGGTCCCGTAAGTCATTGATACGCAATGGCGGGAACGAAAGGTGAAGAGTGGGACGCGGCCTTGATTCCAAAGCCTTTTCCACTTTCACGGCGAAAACACGGGTTCGAGTCCCGTTGGGGTCACCACGTTGATTGTAAACGATATTTTCCCGCTCCATTTACCGGCGTCCCCCTTTTAGGTGAAGCACGTCCCCCCGGCGCACTTTTCGCGCTGCCCCACGGGCAATCATCAACGCTCGGCTGCGCTTCGTATAATGACGCACCACCTCCGGCGTCATGCCGACTATTGCCCCGATCTCGGTGTCATTCAGGCCAAGCTCCTTTAGGTAGCAGCAGGCGTTCTTCCGGAGACCGTGGAAAGTGTATCCGTCTTCTCCTATGGCCTTCATCAAGTCGCGGACTCGCGACTGCATGGTGCCGGTCGATTGGAAGGGGCGTCCAGAGCGATCATAGAGGATCGTCACCGCGCGGCGTGGAACCTTTGCGACCTCTTCCAACAGCAGCGGATGAAGCGGGACGGCCACATCAGCCTTGTTCTTGCTGGTCGTGAACTGAAGCACGAAGCCGTCATGCCAGCCATGCTGAAGGCGGATAGCGTCTCCAACTCTCGCCCCCGTGCAAAGCCCAAGGACGATTGCAAGCCGCGTCATGGGCGAAGCTTTGTCCAGAGCCTTTTCTAGCACGGCAGAGGGCCACGGTTCATGCTCTCCTATTGGGAGAAGGCTGATCTCGCGAGCCGGGTTATCTGAGCGCCAGTCGTTCGCGGCGGCATACTTCATCAGCGCCTTGAAAACGCGCAGCCAGTTGTTCGCCTTGCCGGGAGTGTCCTGGTATTCATCGCGCATCTTGGCGACGTGGAACGGGCGAATCCCCTTCACCGAGCGGTGGCCGTGGGCCTGCGACAGCAAGTCTAGGTAGCGAGAATCATTGCTTCTCGTCTTGTCTGATGGAATGGATCTGAACGCGGAACTGGCGCGATAGGCTGCGACCAGAGCGGCAATGGTCCCTGCATCGGGTTTGGCCCTGCATTCCTCGTGCGCGGCTTCCTGATAGGCTCTGGCGTGGTCCGGGTGCCACGGCGGCGGCAGACGGATATACTCGTCCTTCCCGTTCACCTTGCGCCGATAGTAGAAGCGCCCCTGTTTCTGGCAGAGGTTCTTCACTTGTAATCCACCCATGTTGGATCGCCCCGCTCTTCGTTCACGATTCCGAACTGAGCGTCCACGTATAGATCAAGCTGGCGCTTCGCCCATAGCAATCTGGCGCCCTCTCTGACGGGCTGCGGGTAGGACTTATTGCGGACGCGCTCACGGAACCGAGTGGCAGAGACGCCAAGGTAAAGCGCTGCCATGTTCTCATCCATGCGAGCGGGCCAATGAGGCATCAAGGCGATGCGCTCGGCTCTCACCGCTTTGGCCGCCCCTCAAACGCCGCCCACGCGAGAAACAGCGGCCAAGCAGCAACAATAACCGCGAGCGTGAGCCACTCTATCCAGCGTATCGGCAGGCAGCTGGACGAAGTGATCAGAAACACCGCCAGAGGCACCGCTCCGCATAGCCAGATGATCGCAATCGTGGTCACGCGGCACCGCGCGAGGGATGCTCGCCGTTACGGCCAAGACCTTGAAACAGGGCTTGGGCTTTGCCGAGCAGCCCGATGGCGAAGCCACGCGCCCATGATCTGTATTTAGACATCAGTGTTGTCCGGTGGTGGGGGTAAGGGCATCCACCAGTCTGGGCTATCCACCTCCTCCAATCCTTGCGCTAGCCACCATATGCCGTCTTCAGCATCGCAGTAAGCTGGCAGCGGCGTTGGGCCGTCATCGCGCTCGCCCTCCAGTCGGCTCCAAACGAGTACGCGAGTCCCGTCAAACGGGTATGTGTCTATCGTCTTCCATACTGTCATGACTGTGTGCCTGATGATGGTGGTGTTTGGGTCATCAGTGGAAATCCACATCTTCGTTCGCAGCTGCGGCCAATCGAAGCCCAGCAATGAACTTTCGCGCCGCACCGGCATATCCGCCGTGATATTCTATATGGCCAGCGCTTCCCTCGGTGGCATCGACAGCCTCTAGTTCAGGCAGAAGCTCTTCTAGCCGGTTGGCCAACGGCGCCCCTTGCTCCGGTCTGATAATCCCTTCGCAGTCGCTGTGAGCGATAAGAACGAGTAGAGGATCGCTCGGGGTTTCGGGCCAGTCTCCCATTAGGGCGTTTTCCGGCAGGTGGCCCCAATCGATCATAACTGTATCGGTTGCTGGATAATCGTCGAATTTGACTTTCCAAATGGCGTAACCGGCGACTTCAGCCACCTTTTGCCGCCATCTACCAAAGGCCGAACATGCGCCGTGCCAGCAATCGTGCGATGTATCTAAGCCCATTACGCCGCCCTCCGGCAACGAGAGCATTTGCACCGCATTTCATGAAGATCGCCGTGCACCCAACGCCTGTGCCACGGTGTCTGCCAATTAGGCCTGGACATGAAAGACCTCTCTGGTTCGCGGCTGTTTCGGAAGATCATGCTGCGACTCCTCTCTGTTCCGGTAGTTGGACCGGCTCCGACCAGCGCACGTCATGCTTCGCACCGTAGGCGTAAAGCAGCTCGATCAGGCCGGAGAATTGTTCCTTTGTGAGCGTCGAAGATCGCAGCCCGACTGGAAACGATCCTTGGCTCTCTAGGCACGGTAGAAACCGCATCTCGACGCCAAGTTCATTCAGGAAGCGAAGCTTGATGTCGTCGGTTGTGAACTCGCCCAAACCAGGAACCTGATCGCGAAGATCCTTAAGCATCGGCCAGAGCTTACGGTTCTGTTCGTCGGAGCGAGTTTCCTTGCCGATCTTCACAACGTCTCCCGCTGCGGCTTCGTCAATCAGCAGCTTGGCACGGGCGCGTTGCGTATCGCCAACGAGGCGCACGAACTTCATGCGGCCCTCCGTAATTCTCTGACTTCGTAATTGTGGCGGTTCAGGGCGGCCAAGTGGACGGTGCTATGGCCCGTCTCTTCCTCGAACTGTCGATCACCACCGAGCGAATGAAGGAGGCGATGGCAGGCGTTGCAGAGCTTGCAGACCAGCCAATCGTCTTTGGTGATCCGCTGCCAGTTCACATGAATAATGTGGTGGACGCACTCCGACATTGCGCCGCACGGGCACACGTCCGGAAGCCAATTCCAATATCTCTGAACGGCAGCGGTCGCCATCATCACGGCCTAGTAAGGAATACCATCGTCGAGATCGGCTGAGAATCGCTGACCCGCCGTTGCATTCTGGCGCGGAGCGTCCGACCTCTCTCGCGGCTCGAACAGGTTGGCGACACACCGGCCTTCCGCGTCCGGTAGAGGCAGGGCGTCGAAGATCAATTGAATGCCCTTGTCGCCCTCGAACGCCGTTCCGATGCGCGTCCAGAATGTCTTATCGCGTCCCTTGCGCGGGGCCATAATGTCATATCGCTTGCTCATGCTGCCTCCAGTTGCTGTTCGTATCGGACGCGGAGTTGCGCCACCGTCTCGTCGATTTCGGCAAGGAAGCCGCGAACCGCGGTTTCGATCTCGCCAATCAATTCTTCGTCGCGGTCCACGCGCTTGACGAACAGGCGCATCCGTTCGGGAAGCCGGTTGTCGTAACTGGCGAAGTCGCACCACTGACGGCCAGTGCAGGCCATCTGGAATTGCATCTGCTTCACATACTTGTCAGGAATAACCCCGCCGAGCAGCGTTTCGATGTGCGTGGCGCTGTTGGGGCATTTCAGTTCCAACAGTCCGTCGTCGCCGATCAGGCCATCGGGAGACGCGCCGGCCATCTCGATAGACGGGTGCGGCATGAAGCCGACCTGGACCACGTCACGGTCGATGTAGAACTCGTAAGCCCGCCGAGCTTCCGGCTCCGTCTCGGTCCCGTGGATCATCGCCGCGTTCGTGAATGACGGCGCGACGCACCCTGTCAGGCGCTCGCAAATGAGTTGCGAGGCATAGTTCGCCCGTGAGGCTGAATATCCGCTCTTGGTGCGAGCCATCAGGTCCGCGATCCGTGAGGCCGTGACTTTGCCGCAGCGCTCTTGCAGCCATGCGTCTGTACCCTGCGCGTTCACTTTGCCATCTCCGGTTCGCGCTGCTTCTTCTTCGCGTCCAGCGCCCGCATGGCCGCGTCAAACTGGTCAGCCGGGACTTCCTTGAGACTGGCAATCCCGAAGTAGGCACAGAACCTCGCAAGGTCCGCGCCGACCGCGTTGGCCTTGTCCTGAAGCGCGTGAAGCTGATCCTCGTTTACCTTGGCGTTGCTAGCGACTTCCGGCGTCGATCCGTCCGCGTCGTTGTCGCCCTCTGTCGGAATTGCGAACGTCATGAAGGCCGCGTATTTGTAGGCAGCGGACATGGCCTTGTTCGTCGCCTTGTCGCTGCTATCCATTGCCTCGCCAAAGGTGGCTGCGGTATGCGTGGTCCCGTCGAGAGCCGACACAAAGTCGAACTCCGCGTGGACCGTGACATAGAACAGCGCGCCGCCGTTCTTGCTCTGTCGCTCGATCACTTCGCGCTGGACAACGCGGGGGATCACGACCAGCTTGTGAGCGGACAGCAACGGGGACAGTGCGGCGTAAACGTCGTCAATGCCTCGGAAGTTGTAACCCGAGCCCTGCGTGTTGCGACGGCTCTTGGCGATACCGACCTTGGCAAGCTCGCCCTGGATTTCCGCTATCGCCTGGTAGACGTGCGGTGTTCCAGATTTCACTTTCGTTTCCGCGTTCATTGATTGTGTGTGGCGCATTTATTGGACGCGCCCCCTCCTGGGTTGGAATCCTTGATCTCGTTGAATTTCGCCATGTGCCGGTCGAAGGCATCGTAATCGCGTTGCTTGAGAGCAGCCGCAGCACGATCCCATTCGCCGCTCATCGCCGTGAATTTGGAGATTGCGAAACTAAGCTCGGGTGTCTGTGCGCTCTCTAGGAGAGATGTGCTGATCATGGCCGGTCACCTTGGGCGTCTGGCTTCGCCACCGCGCCACTCACGAGCGGAGCCTGTTCCACGTCTCCGCCCTTCGGGTGAGTGTCGGCTGACGCGACAAGCCCCTCTATCCAGCCATCACCGCAATACATGCACGTGAGGGTGTTCAGTGGCGCTTCCACCACCTTCTTCGTCTCTCGCTCCCTGATGAGTCCCAGGACCACGTAGGGGTCGCAGATGTTGAACTCTGGGCCGCTCCCATTTGCGCATCCGTTGCGACGGCAACATTCATCCATGGCAGCGCGTCCAGCCCTTGTATTCGGGTGTGAATCGCGGTTCCAATAACCGCCCCATTCAGTCGCACCGTCCCTAAGCATGTAGTGCCACGGGTTGCCGCGAGGATGCTGGGCGACATGGCCTTGCCAATGGGTCGTCAGGCCGCTCCAAAGGATATTGCGGTGGTGGGGAAGGTGCACATAGTAAGCCATCGGAGCGCCCGCCCCGTAGGCCATGAACGCTATGTCATATTGGCCATCGTCCGGCAGCCATTCCCCGTCCGCATACCGTAGGACAATTCCCCGGCGATCTTTGTCGAGAAGCCGGAACTCGAACACTGGCCACAGATCAGCGATAGCGACACTCGCCTTTGGCCGAGACAACGTAGATTGGCGCGGTTCACGAGTGGCGCGGGCCGAAGGCATCGCCCGAATACCGTCCTCTAGGAGAGATGGGATGGCGTTCATGCTGACCTCTCCGCGCGCTCGTCCATTTGCCGCAGAGCCTCGCGAAGGGCACTCATGGCGCACAGGTGAAGCGGCGCTCCAGACTGCCCGAGTTCCTCGCGAACGCCGCGAGCATCGGCGCATGTGACGTAAAGGCCATCAGGCTCACGAAAGACGTTGAATGTTGCGAGGTGTTTCCCAATGTTCATGCGGCTTTTCCCAGTCTGGCCCGCTCGGTCATCACGTAGCGAGCTGGTGGAATGTCCTCTTCAACGATCCCGACAGACGCGAGAGCGGCGGCACGAAGCATCTTCCCGCACTTGACGTTATCGCCAGCTTCAGAGGCGGCGGTGTATTCTGCCAGCCATTCGGCATCGGCCTTTCGCTCGGCTTCCGATTTCCACGGCAGTCCGAACTCTCGGGCTGCTCGATCAAGGAACTCGGATGGAGTGACGGAGCGCGAGTCTGCGGTGAGGAGGCGGGTCATGACACCCACCCCGCCAGCGCAATAACGCCAATCACATACAGTGCTGTTGCAGCACCAGCGATGAAGAACAGACCATCACGACCGATTGCCAGATGAACAGCGGGACGAGGATTGGGATTTGCTCTGACACGAGCCTCAAGCTCATCGCTCAGCCTACGCCATTCGTCCTCGGGTGTGCCGATGGTGCGGGTGTTGTCTGTGACGAGATGGAGGGTCATGCTGACACCTGATCAGCAAACACTGGGAACGCGCCCGGATCACTCGCCGCGCAAGGGTGGTAGCTGCCGGTTCCGTCGAGATCGCGGAGGTGCGCTACGGGTTCCTGCGCATCGAGAATGCGGCGAATATCTGAAAGGCGCATTTCGCCGAACTTGAAGCCCAAGCTCCCGTCCTCATTGACGGAGCGTATTTCAGCTTTGCCAAACGGCTTAATCTCAACGACCCGCCAGCGATGCGCCACACTTCCGGGCCACTCGTCGCCGACTTTGATTTTCCGCTGAGCCATCTTCTCATCCTCCACGCTTGTGCGTTAATTGTTGGGGGTGCGGTCTGTGACGAGACGGAGGGTCATGCGATCCTCCCGTAATCAGCGGTAAGCACCGGGATTGCTTCCGGATCGGCAAAACCGAACATGGGAAGGAAGAAGAACGGCTGTTCGCGTCCGCGCAGGAGGCGAGCGCCTTGAATTTCAGCAGCGGCCCAAGCAGCGTCCCTAGCAGCGTCCCTAGCAGCAGCCCTAGCAGCGGCCCAAGCAGCGTCCCAAGCAGCGTCCCTATCAGCGTCCCAAGCAGCGGCCCTAGCAGCGTCCCAAGCATCGTCCCTAGCAGCGTCCCAAGCAGCGGCCCTAGCAGCGGCCCTAGCAGCGGCCACTTTTTCCCAGTCCTTCGCCTTCATGCCGTCGAGATGAGACCAGAAAGCAAGAACGGTTTGGGCCTGATCCCCCAGCACCTTTTCGGGGCGCGTAAGGACAATCGACGGCGCTCCGTCTGCCTTGTCGTTTACCGAGCGCAGGAGGATTGCGTGTGCCACGCTGATGTTCAGCAGTTTGGCGGTCGCCAGATCGGCCTTGCGCTGTTCAGCGCTTTGCAGCTTCTTTGGAGTCCATCCGCCGATCAGGTGGAGCACCTGACCCTGCGCACACATGCATCCGATGTTGGTTGGGTCGGCCTCGTAAGCCTCGAAGTCGATCAGCGAGCCTTTGTATGGCTTGCCTTCGTTCGAGTCCCACCGGGCAATGATTTCAGCGACACTCGCCATTCTCTCTTCCTCCACGCTTGTGCGTTGAGGAGAGTATGTGCCTTATAGGAACATCGGTGTCAACAACTTTCTGTTCCTGTGTGTCACATTCTTGCGCGAGGGATGGAGAATCGAGGGTGAAGGATCAGTGTTTAGATGCGGCTCTCAGCCTCAGAACGGCCTCTAGCGCCCAATCGTGCGCAATGCGCTGCATATTGTTGTAGAACAATGTTGGGGAATAGGTCGGCTGTAAGACCCCCTGCTCGGCAAATCTCCAATCATTGAACTGAGGGGCGCACGAACTCAGGACGCCGGTCGCGATTGTCGAAGCGTCCGAAACGTGATCGTCGAGCACGGAAGCCTGCCCGAAGAAACACTTCATCATCTCGACCTGTGCGGCCTGTAGAGCCTTTTGAGAATCCGCTTCATTTTGAGCGTGAGCGGACGCTGGCAGGATTAAAGCTAGTGCCAGCAGCCTTCGCATATTATCCCTCAGTGCCGGTGCGATCCCGAAGCAGCGCTTCAGCCACGCGCTCGATCTGCCGACGCTCACCTGGTTTGGCCCGATCCCACAGGGACCATATTGCAGTCGGTTCCGAAGGATCACGGATCAGCAAATCTACCGGCTCGCATCGGTAAATCTCGGCGAGCCGTTCAAGCAGTTCCTGATTGTAAGGCTGTATGCCGCGCTCCACCTTCGACAGATAGCCGTGCGTAACGTGCAGTTCCTCAGCGACCTGCACAAGCGTCTTGTTGCGGTGCTGCCGCCACTGCCGCAGGAACGTTGGGCGCAATTTGCCTGACATGCACAAAGTATCGCCCAATCCGATACTAAGGCGGATAGCTCCTCTGGAAAATTTCGCTTGACGAACGATGTTCCAGTGAGGCACATTGCTACTCATGCGGCTATCGGAATTCATGTCGGAACATGACCTCAAGGATGAGGACATGGCCCAGCGGCTAGGTTGTGACCGGAGCTACGTTCTGAAGCTCCGCAACGGGGTGGCAAAGCCATCCGCAACCATGATGGGAACGATTGCCGAGAAGACTGGCGGATCGGTTCAACCGAACGACTGGTTTGAAAATCTCCCTGAAGCAGACGCGGCTTAATGCTCCAGCGTCCTGACCTCGCAAGCGCCTCCGCGCCATTCTCTGGCGAGCTTTCCCGCTCTGGCAAAGCTTTCGAGGAAGTCGTGCATGGTCGCGACGAACACATAATGCCGCGCCCCGGTTCTGACTGTCGCCCTGACAAGTGGACCGAAAAGTTCAAGATCAATCGGTCCTTCGATGAACACAACATCGCCGTCCATTGGTCCACTCCACGCACGACTCGGCGAGCAAGTGAAACCCCTTCACTTTCGTTAATCAAGGCGTTGACCCCTGTGGTTAACACCTACCGCAAGCTTCTCAAATGGCAGCTTGTCGGACTCTGCTTCTGGGCTGGCGGTTGCATATTCGAGGCGGTGCTTTTGTCGGTTCCCAAGCTGGTTCCGATACTGGTTGCACGATTTCTTTGAAGGAGAATGATGATGAACGCGACTGCCCAAATTGCCGCACAGGCTGTCCAACAAGCTGTCAGGCCGCAGCCCGAACTTGGGCGATTGAAAGCCGCTGCCGAGCGCGTTTCTGTCGCATCGTGGAAGGTTCAGACATTCCTCGACAACTTCCACGGCCAATCGCCGGAGACCGCCCAAGCCACCGACCCGTCGCAGGATTGCTACCGTAACGACCTCGACTCGCTTTTCGACGCAATCGGCACGCTCGAAGCGCGCGTCGAAACCCTCGCGCACATCGGCTGAAACATGGCAGCGCTGGAGCTCCAAACCAACGACAGTGGCGGCGTTGAAAATGGCCGCTCTGCTCTCATGAGTAAACGCTGCTCCGGCGCGCGGGTTGCAGATCCCGTCATGTGCGCAGCGAAGAGCGGCAACGCCACACCCCATCCGATACTGGTTGCAAGGTTCTTGTAGATGAGCGGCGGGGGAACCAAGCGAGCGGTTCAGTGGGGCGCGATGGTGTTCAGCCTCTGGCAGTTGCTGGTTTATCTCAGCGTAAGCTTCGTAATGTGGGACTTCGACGCCGGGGATTGGCCCATAGAAGCGCGCATGATTGCGGCGTTCCTTGGGATGGCTGGCCTGTTTCTCGCGGCTGCGTTCGCGGAGACCGCATAAATGGAACCCGCCTCCATCATCTCCCTTATTCTGTGGTTCGCTTTTCTCGGATCGCTGGCGTGGTTTGTTACGCACGAGCCCGAGATTGACGCGCACGGCGAGGCTTACGGCGACTGGCCGAACGTCCCCGTTCCAGATGATGCCCTCGGTCATTTCGGGGGCGCACCTAACCCATGACCGATTCAATTTTCCTTGAATACGATTGCGAGGCGATTCAGGCCGCGATGGCTGTTGCTCTTTTGCACTTCAAGAACGCCAACGAACTGACGCTCTCCAAGATCGGCAAGGCTATCGAACGAGAGGCGCAATCGGTCCACCAGTATATCTGCGGCGGAGCTGAAATGCCAATGTCCTGTTGGCTCAAAGCGGTCGCGAAATGGCCGGAGCTACAGGACCGGCTGATCTACAATCTAGACGAGGCCGAAAAGGGCTTCCGCGCCAAGCAGCGCGAACTGAGGCTCAACCAGTGACTTCCCCATCATATAACAGGGCGGTGTAGAGCGATGGCTACTGCATCAGGGCGCATCGCCAAAGGCGACCGGGCTGCTCATGAACCGAGCCGAGTTGCACCGTCTCGGCCATCCGGTGAGCATCCCTTGCGCGTCCTCGACCTGTTTTCAGGGATTGGCGGATTCTCGCTTGGCCTGGAAAGATCTGGAGGCTTCGAAACCGTCGCGTTCTGTGAAATCGATCCGTTCTGCCGAAAGGTGCTGGCGAAACACTGGCCGGAGGTTCCCTGCTTTGACGATGTTCGAACCCTTAGAGGAGATGCGGTCGCTCCCGTTGACATCATCAGCGGAGGCTTTCCCTGCCAGGATCTTTCAAACGCCGGCCTTCGAGGAGGCATTGAGGCGGAACGCTCTGGCCTTTGGGCGGAGATTGCCCGTCTGGCTGGCGAGCTTCGACCGTCCTACATCATCGTGGAGAACGTCTCAGCTTTGCTTAATGGCCCAACTGAGTGGCCAGGGCGATGGTTTGGCAGAGTTCTGGGGAACTTGGCCGCGCTCGGGTATGATGCGGAGTGGGACTGCATACCAGCTTCCTACGTTGGCGCCCCTCGCCAGCGAGATCGCGTCTGGATTGTTGCCTACCCCGCGCAAGAACGACAGTCAGAAGCGCGGCAACTTCGACGTATCAAACTCGCGGAATGGCTTCCCCGCTGCGGTCAAACGTCTTTTCCTGCCAACGATCGGGAAGAACGAGCCGAAGTGCGCAAGCCGCAACAGGTTTCGGGGTTCCCCGCATTTCCGTGGTGCCAAGATGTGCGAAGGGCTGAGGATCTGCGAGGACGATCCGATTTACCTCCACCCCTCTTTCGCGGAAGCGTCGATGGGATTCCCAATTGGGTGGACAGAGTTGGAAGCTGCGGAAACGCAGTAGTTCCTCAAATCCCCGAGCTTATCGGAAGGGCGATTCTCGCTGCCATCGAAGCCGAAAGGCAGGCAGCATGACCTGCGCCAAACTCACCACAAGAGCCACGATCATCGCTCCGGACGGTTCCCGATACGTCGGCACAAACTACGTCCGCAATCCGCAGCGAATGTGTCCGCGCGAGGGAATGCCTACCGGCGTCGGATATGAGCTTTGCAAGAGCATCTGTGACCAGCCAGCCCATGCTGAAGTCAACGCCTGCCTGGCAGCCGGAGACCGCGCTCGCGGCGGCACGCTTTACCTGGAGGGCCATTACTACGCCTGCGACAACTGCAAGCGCGTAGCTGCTGAACACGGCGTCGAGATCGTCATCGGTTCTCCGCCCGAGGAGGCAGCATAATGCAATCCGAAGCCTCCGTTCAAAAAGACGTTCGAGCCTATTTGGCGCGCGTCGGCATTGACTCGCTCGCCATACCGAACGGCGCTGTCCTTGCCGGTGATAAAGCCTCACGCTGTCGTCAGATGGCAAAGCTCAAGGCTACTGGATTAATGCCTGGAGCTGCGGACCTCCTATTGCTGGACCGCCGCTTTGTGCGCCGTGTCGGCTTCTTCGAGATCAAGCGCGAAGGCGGAAGGCTGGAGGCTTCACAGAAGACATTCGCCGATCTGTGCGAGAGCGTCTGGCACATTCCCTATGCGGTCGTTCGATCGATTGCCGATGCGACTGAGACGCTGGCGCAGTGGGGATGGCGATGACTCCCCGTCAAGACCAGGTATCCGAATGGATGGCCGCCTATGGTGGAACACCATCACAATGCGCTGAGTGTCTGGGGATAAGCTACAAGGCTGTTCAAAGGGCATGGCAGAAGGTCTGCGCCAGATATGGGTGGCAGGCGCGATGACTGCTCTTCCCCGTTGGAAACCCGAGGACAGCGTTAGGCTTGTCCGGCGAAAGAAGATCGATGGCGCTCCGTTCAAGAGATTGCAGACGGAGTTCGGCAGAAGCCACACTGCCCTTCACAAGCAGTTTCACAAGCTCGAAACCATGCTGGAATCCTCGCACGGCGAAATTCTTGAGCGCCATCGGGAGGAAGAGTTGGAGCTGTTGGAGAAGCTCCTTCGAGAACAGCGCTCTCCAGAGGCGTACGGAGACGAGCGCCCATGAAGCTGTGGAAAACCGCCGATCCTGACAAGTTAATGAAATATCGGCCACGCTTCCCGTGGCCTCAATCGTGTAATTTTCCGGCATGAGCTTCGATGCTCTCGCATGGGCTGGAAAATGCCAGCCGGGAACGGCGGCGAGAAAGCTTGTGCTTCTCGCGCTCGCCGATAGGCACAACACTGAAGAGAATGCGTCACGCCCATCAACGGCGTGGATAGCTGACTGGACTGGGCTCAACCGTAAAACTGTTATCGCTGCGCTGGACGAACTCGAGCGCAGCAACCTCATCAGCGACACAGGCAGGCGTAGCGGGGAAACGGGCCAAATAAAGGTCTATTCGCTCCACCTTGAAAGCGTCCCAAAAACGGAACAGTTCCAAAAACGGAACAGTTCCACTTTTTCCTCCAAAGAGTCCCAAAAACGGGACACGGATACTATTAGGGAACCAGTAGCTTCAGAAGCTAAAGCTTCTTCAGCTAGACCCGCGCGCAAGCGAGATGAGTTTCCCGCTCCTCCCAATGTTCCTGAAGAAGTCTGGCGCGACTTTCTGAATAGCCCGAAGCGGCGGAAGGCTGGGATGAGCGCGACCGCTTACGCCGGGATCACGAACAACCTCGTCGTTCTCGCGGAGCACGGTTTTCCGCCTGGAGAGATGATCGCCCTCGCTGTGGAGCGAGGTTGGACGACCGTGAAGCTGGAATGGGTCTTAAACGAACGGACGCGGCGAAATGAACGAACCGACACCAACCCAACCGGGACAGCACTTGCAAGAGTCCAGGCCGCGATACGAAGCGGAGATCCTTTCAACTGAGCTGGCGAAGATGCTCGGTTTGGTCGCTCCGGTCACGATGAGCGCGGACCAGCAAGCCATCTGGATCACATGCGCCATCGACGCTCTGCAAGGCATTCACGCTTCGGAAGTCGCTGCGGTTTCAATGGAGGTTCGCCGCTCGGTCACACGCCCTTCGCAGATTGTGCCGGAGATCGCCAAGCTGGTTGCGGTGAAGCGGGAGAGACGGAGCGCGCATATTTCGGCGCCCGTGATATGAGGGACCGCCACCGAGAAGCCCCTTATGGACCGTCGCGGTGAGCCGATGAGTGAGGAAGAGACAACCGAGCTGAACGGGATATTGGAGACGCTGAAAGCCAAGGCCAGATATCGCGCTGACGGGTCCAGGTATTTCATCGAAACCAACTGAATTTCTTTGACTTTTCTGCCAATTTCATGTAGGTGACAGCATGGGTGATTTGCTTAATCTTGCAGAGCATTTCGAGAGTGAATCGCTCAACTGGCGCGGACAGCCGATTGGCAATCTGCTTCACTCGATGGCAGAGCTTTTGAAGTCCCACGCATACGGAGACCTAGTGAGAGCCCAGATGCTAAGCTCAAGCCTGGTTAAGATGCCGATAGGGAGGGTGAATTAGTGGTCGAGCTGCTCCATCAGGATGGCAACTGGACCGCTGATAGAGCGCTCACCGGACTCATACCGCCTTATCGTACGATGGTCACTGATACGCAAATGCGCTGCGAGCTGGCGCTGAGTGAGGCCAGCCCGCAGGCGAATGGATTTGAACTCTTGAGGGGTCATTCAATCGGCTCCCGGTCGAGAGACCTTGCGGAACGTCTCAACGTCAAAATAGGCAGGGGAGCGCAGGCCGTGCTTCACGGGGCGCTTGCGGCACAGTTCCCAGCACGTAACGGTTTCACCGCTGTATGTCTGGAAGGTAACAGGCTCCCGGCTTACGCTGTAGTTGGCCATGGTGTCACCGAAGAAGCGCATTGTCTCGCGGGTGAAAAAGTAAGGCTCGCGCCCAGCTTCCTCGACAAGTGCGCGAAGCCGGGCTGGCGTCATGCGGTCAGTCATGGCTCAAGCCTCCTCGCTCTGAAGGTTAGATGGAAGCTCCTGATATTGCCCGAGCGACCCATCGCGAAAGACAGGATGGCCGAACACATGGCGAGTGCCGACCGACCAATCAGAGATGCGATAGCGCTGCCCGCCAGGAGACTTAAGCATAGCTCCTCCGCCAAGCCTGCGCGCAAGTTCAAAGGTATTCATCATCGTTCTCCCTCATCAGGTGGGACTGTAGTCCCGGTTATGCGAGCACAAACTCGCGAACATGCTTCCACGTCATATCATGGATGCGCTGATCTGTATTCCTATGGACATAGACAACAGCGCACCGGCCATCGTCAATGTGCTTCCCGATATAGGCGACATATCCGCCAGGACATTCACGCTTGGAAGCGCCCGGAAGCGCAGTGCGGATTATCTCTCTATGTAGGGTCTCGATCATTGTGCCATTCTCCTCTGGCGTGAGTGGGGCAAAGCCCCGGTGTCAGGCTTCCAACCAGCGCACGAAGCCCGGATGACGCTCTAGCTTGGCCTTCGCCGCCTCAAGCGTCCGAAACGCCATTGGCCGATACCCCGGCGCATACATGGTGAAGCGATCAGCTCTCTGCCTCGTGATACCCGTAGGGTGAGGCATCTTGGAGCCGGTGAGGTAGTTCACCTCTGCATAGATGGTTTTCTTCATTCCCATTCTCCCTTGGGTTAGGTGGGACAATGTCCCGATGCGCATTGATGTAATGAGGTCCGTTGGTCCTGTCAAGCATCGAATGTCGTTGGGTTGCGAATTACCTCATTTCCCGCATCGTCACACATCTGCAATTCACGTCGCACCGGTAGCGGGTTACCGGCACGGGATGCGCTGATCCCGCTGCAACCTGGACACATGCGGTCGAGGCCGAGACCATAACGATGCTGTCGCTTCATGTGGCGTCGGTCTCAAAGAGACCGGGGGCATGGTGGCGGGCACCCCCAAAGTTGCGAGCGTGATGTGTGATGCCATCAACCAATCTATCCGGCGTTTTCAAAAATCGGGTCCCTTAAAAAATCGCGGGTTTTCAGAAATTTAGCGGATTCCTAAAGTATTTGGATTTCGCAAATACTGTGATACTCTAGTCGAATGGGGCGGGAACTGGCTATTCAGACGGATCGTAAGTTCGACGGCAAGTCGATGCGTGCGTTGCCGGACCGTCAGCGCGGGTTTGTTCTTGAAATGCTCAAGAGGAATGCGAACCCTGCTATGGTGATGGAGGCGGCTGAGGCTGCGGGGTATAGGCCGGACTACGGCTATCACCTTATGCGGGACGAGGGCGTTATTGCCGCGTTACACGAGGAGTCGGTCAAGAGGCTTACCGGGGCTGCGATTGTCGGGGTCAGCGTTCTCTTGGAGATCGCGCAGTCGGAGGATCACAAGGACAGGTTTAAGGCGGCGAAGGAGCTTGCTGCCATCAACGGGTTCACGGCGGAACAGAGGATCAGGGTCGAGCATGTGACCGAGGACAAAAGAGACCTCATCGAGCAGATCAAGGGCATGGCTCGGGAGTTGAAGCTGGATCCGAAACAGCTTCTTGCCGGGGTGGGG